GATAATATCGCCATCGCTATCCACGTTGTTGAAAGCAGAAAAATACCCGGTAACAATCCCTAGTTTGGCATCAGCATCTTTAATGCTTGCAACCAGGCTATTTGTTTTAAAAAGGTATAGGTTCATATCAACATTTTTTTGCTTTACCAAAAATAAATAAAAAATGCAACAATGTTGCAAAAATATATTTCAGTATTTTTTGTAGTTTGATTGTTGTATTACATCAATCATTATCTTTGTGAAACAAAAGGGGAAATGAATCTTCTTTTAAAAACTTTGCAAAATGAACACACAAACTCAATTAGAAAACAAAAGATTTATTCTTCCAATTTCATTTGAAGGTGCTCCAAATCCTTCTGTTTTAATCGAAGTAGAATTAAGGTTTGTAAAAAATATAAACCGTGAAAACTACGGCAAGGTTTCAATTTTTACTGATAGTCATTATCAGCCGTTAAACATCGAAGGTTATATGACATTTGAAGAGGGCGTAAAGCTTGTTGAATCAAAAGGCTGCATTGCTGTTAAGTCTAATTTTGACCAGTATAACATTCAGGACTTAAAAGAAATAAAGCACCTCCTATCTGAAAAATGGATTGAAGGATTTAATAATAGACAGGCTGCAAACTAATTTATTTTTTAATCGCACCATAGAGCCGGAACCGTCCGGCCAAGGAATTTCATAAAACTTTAAATAATAGACAATGCAAAACAATACCGAAGGGCAACCATTATCCAAAATATACAAGTTCGATGTGAATAGGAAGGATCTTAACTATGTGGAACCTGAAAGAACAAAAGAACGCCTCATTGAAATCGCAGAACTTGGGATGGAAGAAATAGGAGTAGCTTCATTCGGATTAGCTGGAAAGATGTCTGGGCTATACATTGAGAAAGTGTGGAATTATGATAAGGATGATTGGAATAGTTATATGGATTGGGTAAGGACATTTGTAAACTAATTCGATAAATCAGGAAGTGAATGAAACAAACAAAATTAACAGGCCGTGGCGGCCCAGGCCGTGGGCAAGGTAGGAAGGAATCTGAACCAACAAAGGTCATCACCTTCCGGGTAAAGCTGGATCATGAACAACCAATACGGGATGCGGTAAAAAAAACGATTGATAAACTCAATAAAAAAACGATTATGAAAACTATTACTATTTTTTGCCTGGCCATTACTTTATTTTCCTGCTCAAAAGAAGCTATGAAAAAGGATGTGTGCTGGGAATGTACCTATGGAATAGTCAATGGCCGTACTTATCCGGCATATAACGAATGCAATGCAGGAGAGGATCCAAAACCGCCTACAGTAGATGCAGTGGGCAATGATTTGAGTTATTATTGTAAAAGGAAATAATTACCTGGCAGGAAGTGCCCGACCATTCGCATCACGGATAGGAATAAATAAAACCGTACACCTGCAGTTGCATATTTCTTTTGCCGGTACATGCAAACTACCATTCTTACCGCCACGATCCCCCGGCTGTTGCATATCGTACCCACCAACAGAAAAAGCTTTGCCCATGGCCACCGTTTGGCCGTTTACCGCCATATGGTCCCGCCTGGTTCTATTATCGAAAGTTGCAAGCCATTCTTTATTAAGTAGAAGCCCGGTATCCTGCGCCGCAAAGATGGCCCCCTGGTTGGCAGCCGTTACCGTTTCAGTCCTTGCAATCAGCCGTGCCCTCATCCGGCTTATTTCGGTATTTTCAAGCTGTGCAATAATATCGTCAATGCCCAATCCTTTTTCCACCGCATCACTCATTATCTGCTGAATCAGTTCAATGGTAGTTTGGGTAATATTTTCGGAGGTATTTAAAATATCTGTCTGAAAGTAAGCCTGCATGAGTGCAATCATTCGCTCATTAAAACCAATAGGCATACGGCCTTTTTGCCTGTTTAGAAACGCTCTTATCTTTGCGCCATATACTATTCCGGCATCCAGGTAAAGCGGTTTTAAAACATCGTCGATTGGTTGTGAAGTGATAGACAATAAAGCCAGGTCGGTACGCTTGCCGGATTTAATTGCTTTTATGAAAGTATCATATTGAGAACGGATGGCTCGGAAAATAGCGGGGGAGAACTGTTTTTCACGACTTTGCTGAAATCGTTGAAATGCTAAATAGTATTGCTGCTTTTCATCCTGTGTCATTATCTTTTTCAATTAATTCAAAACATTCTTCGCAAAGCCTTAAATATGTTTCAATTGGTTCATTAAAAATAAATACGTAATTCTGATGATAGCTGGTAATGATTAAATCACCACAGCCAGCGCAATTAATAGGCTCGTTTATTGGCATCTTCTGCCACTCCTTGAATATCTCCAGTTCTGGACCGTTCATCATTTAACAATTTTTCGATCTGTAATTTAAGCCAAATCCGTGACGCTACTGCATGCTTTTTTTTAACGGGGCATGTTGGTAGCTCAATTGCTTTTTCGCAGATGGATATTATAGTTTGCTGTTCGGTCATTTACTCAGCCTTCAAATATTCGTCAAATTCAATCCTTGCCTTTTCAAGCCTAACTTTATCATAAGCCATCTTTTCGGCAGAAAGCTTTATACGTTGATCAATAAAATTCTTTTGCTTTTCAGCGTTAAATATTTCTTCTTCCGACTCTCTTATTGATAGTCCAATCATTCTAAACCATAACTCCATTGACTTAATATATTCCTGATCTTTCCGCATATCATTCAGTTGTTGGTTAAATAATTAATCCATTTTTTCATCAGTTGCATCCTTTGGATACATTACCAATTCAGGGCCGCCACATTCACCTTTAACCGGGCCAAGCCAATCTCTTATGTATTTCCATTCGGCTATCCATGTTTTTGGTATTTCTTTTTGAGCAACTACATACCTTATCATTGCGGCCTCTATATCACGTTTACGCTGCTCATTCCAGAACTTTGTTGGCGTTATACCTAAAGGGGGCTTTTGATCGTAATTTTCCATATCGCTAATTTATTTATTTAATAATTAATTCCCGTCTGGCGTAGGTATCGGCAAATCCCCCACAGCCAGCAAACTTTCTAAATCAGTATACCCCGTCTTAATAAAGAATTTATCCATATTCGGATCTTCGCTTTTGCCGTAATTAAACGCATCCAATATCCAGTTAGGGCAGAAGATCGGCAACGCTGCAAATGTTTCAGCCATCTGCTTAAAATCGTCCTGCAGTTCTGTAATGCCGCTGATATCGACATCTACATAAAGCTTTTCTTTCGTGTAAAGCGGGCAAATACGCTGGTTGATTGCATCCCGGTAGGCGTATGCCTCCGGTAGGGCAGCATTGGTATAAAGGGCCCGCTGCATTTCTTTTACATTGCTTTCAGTGCTGGCATCTGAGTTATTAAATAGGATGTCAGATATACCATACAGGTTGCAGAATTTTTTAAACGTGATCTTTTCAGATTCAATCACCTGCATATCTACCGGACCAAGGCCCACCTGTGTAAAGGCTATCTTTCCAGCCTGGAACAATAATTTACGGGCATTATGTACACCGGTCGCTTCGCTGTAAAAATCACTCTTCATCTTTCCGATCGCTTCCGGCGATACTTCATCTTCACCTACCGACTCGTTACTTACAATACCGCTGATGCCGCTATTCTGAAAGGCATTAACGCTATAATCCTGTTCTGATTCACCACGTTTCAATATTTTAGCCCCGGCACGTAAAGGGGAAAGACCGAGCAGATGGGATCCATCGACGGAGTAATCAGTATTGAAATATTTAATGTGGATCATTTCTTCAACCGGTATTTTCATCGGCGTATAACCCATGTTTAATTGCCAGCCGACAATTTCAGGCATATTACCACGTACGATCTCCGGTGATGTAAATTGCGATGGCATAATCCAAAGCTCAACCGGTTTTCCTGCATTGATTCCAAATTCAAGCAATGGTGCATGAATCATTGTATTGCCAGTCAGCAGGCGAAAGATAAAAATACCTTCCTTAAAATCTGTTTCTGAATAATATGGATTTGGTTTTTTAAGCAGTTCGCTTAATGGGTGAGTATCCTGAACAGGTTCCAGGGCCTTGGTTCTTAAAATATGTTTTTTCAATAAAGCCTGTGGGCTGAAGTCGTTTGATTTGGTACAAAAATCATAGGCCTTTAATGCTTTTTCATCCTTCACTTTGTAAACAGTAATAGGGATCATTGCAGCCGTTTTTGCTATCCGGCGAATGATGGAATAAGCATCTGCATTACTTACATACGCTTCTCCTTCCTTTAGCGCCTTATTTGAGTTAACCAGCATTCCATTTAGAAATGCTGCCTGGTTAAAGGTGCCCATGGCTTTTAACTGGTTGATCTGCTCTTTAAACAGGCTGTTAAAAATCCTTTCTTTTAAGCTGATACCCATTGTTTTTTTAT